GGGGTGGCCCCAGATCGAGTTCAGCAGGTTCAGCGCGAGGGACTTGCCGGTGCCGGAGTCTGTCGAGCCGCCGTGGATGGTGAGCGCCGACATCTGTGTGAACTTCATCAGCGGGGCACCGAACCCCATGCAGCCGATGGCGAGGTGCTCGTACAGCCCACGCCGCATGAGCATCTGGGGGAAGCGCCTCCACGCCTCCAGCGTACCCTGCGCCCGCGTGTTGCGGGTGATGTTCGCTAGGTCAGGCATCGGCACGGTGCGCGTGCTGCCGTCGGAGAAGAAGACCTTGCCGCTGTAGACGAACGTGCCCTCCTCCTGCCAGCCGTACTGCGCTGGGATGCGCACGGCCTTCTTCTTGACGCTGGCCTCCTCGATGCAGGCCCGGATGTACTCAAACAGGTTCTTGTCGTTGCCCGCGCCGAACGCCGCGATGATGTTCTGCTGGGCCAAGGTCTTCAGGCACTCATCCTTGGACACCGTGTAGCGCTGGGGCATCAGCACATCCACCGGAGCGCCGGGTCTGTTCGCCACCATGTGGACCGTGTGCTCGCCGTCCTTGTTGAGGAGGTCTGCCACGAACAGGTCGTAGGTGATCAGCATGACTTGCTGCTTGCGCTTGGTGCCATCCGCTTCCTCCACCATGCGCTCGACGAACACGCCGCCCTTGGCTCCGTAGGAGTAGCCCTTGGGTGGGACGGGGCGCGTGACGGTGATGGGCGGTGCGTCTGGGTCTTCCGGGTCTACCGGCTGAATCTCGATCTGCTTCTCGGTGTTGTCTGCGAGGATCTCGCGCCCGAGCGATAGCGGGTTGGTGATCTTGCCGTAGTGCTTGCAGCCTTCGCAGACGCCGGGGTTCTCGCTGTCGAACTTGACGCAGGGGTATGGCCCCTTGATGCCGCTCAGCTTGGCCTGCATGCGCTCGGGCTCGTAGGGGTGCAGGCTGCTCAGCCAGACCGCTGCGCGCTCACCGTCCGCACAGTACTTGGCCTCAGACAGCCACCCGCGCCACAGCGGCTCCATGTTCTCCTCATGCGCGTGCTCCACGTAGTGGGCAAGCTGGGCGCAGCCGTCACCGGCCTTGGTGCGCTGGATGAGGGTCTTGAAATGCACCACCGTGTTGGCGACCAACTGCACGCCCGTGGCGCTGTCCTTGACGGGCCGAGACCCAGGTAGATCAAGCGCGCCTGACCCCGATGGTGCTGCGGGAGCCTGCACCGCTGCGGCACCCAGCAGCCGCTCCAGATGCGCGGACAGGTCTGCGAACGACACCGAAGCGCTCTGCAGCATGAGCGTGACGGGCCGAGGCGTGGGGTACTTGGGCTTGTGGTTGAGCGTGCCGGGGATGCGCAGCACCCGGGCGGCGTCTGCGGTGACCGACATGTCGATGGCGAGCGCCTCGCGCTTGCACAGGCGCTTGAGGTTCTCTGCTGCGCTACGCCACTGCCCTATCGGGATGTCCTGGGTGAAGGACCAGTAGCAGTGCAGACCGCCGCCTGACGCCACCACCCACGGCGTGCCGAACACATCAAGCCCGGTGCGCTCAAGGAAGCCACTGAGCGCTGAGGCTGCGGCCTTCTTGCTCTCGTAGCCATCCATGTCGATGAACAGCGAGCGCATGTACTGGGCGTTCTGCGCGGTACGGCTGTTGCTGTCGCCATAGGTTGCAAGCGCGAAATAGATGTCTTTCTTCTGGGCGAGCCAGCGTTCTACATGGGGTTTGAACTCCTCTACGTCTTCAACGAATACGTGCTGCTTCTTGCGTGACGACAGTTCTGCTGCGCAGTACAACCCGTGACCGGGTGACGGCAGGACAGCCGCTAGAAACTCAAGCGGTTCCATGAGCCTCCCAGCGATTACTTCAGGTCGTCAGCAGCGTCGAGCAGCGTTTCCAGCGTACGCAGCAAGGCATCACTCCAGTCTTTAGGCAGACCGTTGTCGTTCTTGAGCCACGCGTACTTGACAAGCTCCACTGGAGTCAAGATTGAAGGTTGAATTCCTTGCATATTTGTGCCCATGCTGTGTCTGCGGAACGAGCGGCGCGAAGGATCTCGACTACGCGCTCGACGCGGGGTTTGTAAGCACCAAGAACTTCGCCGCCCATGAACCAGTTGTAAACGGTCTGGCGGGTAGCCCCGGTGGCCTTGGAGAGCCTCACAACGGAGAAGTCGATCTGCACCGCAAGACGCCCGAGCGTGTTGCCCAGGTTCTTGGGTGCATTCTTCACCGCGAGGATGGTGTTGGTGGAGTAAGCCATCGTGGTGGGGTCAAAGGGGGCTGAAGCCCCCCGTGTCACTCATCATCCCAATCAGCGGCCAGCTTGGCAAGGGAGGGCTTGCCCGGGGCAGCGGCGGGCTTCTCCTCCTTGCGCACCACTGGCTCGGCGGTCTCTTCCTCAGCGGGCTCCTCAACCTTGGCCTTGGCAGGGCGACCACGCTTGGGCGGCGGAGCGGGCGCTTCGTCTTCTTCCTCCGGTGCAGGCGCGGGTGCAGGCGCTGCTGCCTTGGCCGTGGGCTTGGTGCCCTCCAGCTTCATCGGCTCGACCTTGTCGGTCTGTGCGACCGTCATGGTGATGGCGCGCTTGGCGTCCGCACTCTGGCCGTGCTCCACAGCCGTGGCGTACTCATCCTCGGTCAGCCAGCGCATGGGCTTGAAGTACAGCTTGGGCGCTTCGCTCTTGGTGTCGAACTTCATGCGCGTGACCAGCGTCTCAGGCGAGACGCCCTGCGCCGCCAGGAAGCGGGCGTAGGCTTGCAGCGGACGGTTCTCACCTTCCTCCTTGCCGAAGATGCTGGTGGCAGGCACCTGAAGCTGCATCACATCGCCCTCGATGTCGTTCGCCAGCACCACAGCCAAGCGCTGGCTGTAGCGGCAGGCCCGGGACTCGCCCTGACCGGAGCCCTTGACGTTCTGCGGGCACGAGGCGCAGTTGGTGGCCTGGGGGTTGGCGGCAGTGGCGTCAGGCTTCTCACCGTCCGCGCTCCAGCAATCAGGGGCGCTGGGTGCGTCACCATCGTATGCCTTCATGTAGAACGTGCGACCGATCTTGGGCGCGGCGTTGACCACGACCACATCGAGGAAGCGCTCATCGATGGCAGCGACTTCCTTGCCGTCCACCATCAGGCGGAACACGCCGCCCTTGATGGACACGCGCTTGCCGCCACCACCGGCACCACCAGCGAGGGACTTGGCGAGGGCAGACAGTTCGCCCTTCTTGGCGAACGCGGGGACGGCAGAGCCGGAAAAGAGTGCAATGTTACTCATGGGGTTCCTTTCAGGAAGTCTGGTTGTTGATAAAGCGCCACTTAAAACCTGCATGCTGTTTACGCACGCCTCTGCACACTGCGCTGATATTTCCTTGGTTGAAGCCGTGGCGGCGAGCATCAGCCATCGAATACCAAACGCGAATAAGCGCTCCGTTTGGAGCGATCTGTTCTACTGGGACACTGTTAGGGCATAGTTTTCCTGTACGACCTTTCATTGTTGCGGAGTTAGTGCGCCGTTTTAGTACGTCTACTGCGTGCCGCATATTTTCTGAAGCGGTACACCACTCCAGATTTTGCAGGCGGTTGTCAAGTCTGACGCCGTTCTTGTGGTTGCACTGCACGCCGTCTGTGTTGGTAAAAGCACGCAGCACAAGACGGTGTACCGAGAACCACTTCCACTTACCGGCTATCGGCAGGCGCACCTGCAAATACCCCGTATTTGTTACGTTTCCGCGTAACGTCTTGCCGGAAGGCCCGACAACACGCCCGTCGTCGTAGACAACGTAGCGGGGGTCAATCCATGACAGTGGCTTCATGATCTCTGCGGGCGGCGCACACTGATGTCGAACTCGGTATCCGAATTCAATCCAGGGGGCACAAGCGCCGGGTTCTCTTCAAGGAAGAGCTTCATGTTGGATTGCGAAATACGCTTCTCCAACAGATCCAGTGCGTCTTGCTCGATGACAAACTTCTTGAACGAGTCCCAGTCCGAGGTGTAGAACCGGGTCTTCTCCATCAACGAGACCGTACCGTGGTCGGTCTTCATCGACTTCGTACCCAGCGCTCGCATCTGGTCCTTGATCTCGTTCTTGACAGCTTGCTGCTGCTCCTTGATCGCCTCGATCTGGGCGTCAAGGTCTTGGACGGCGGTGCGCATCTTCATGTAGATACGCACCAGCTTGTCCACGGGGACGGTGTCACTCACTTGCTTCTCCTTTCGTTATGGTGTCAAGCCTTTGACATTGTAAAGCCTAGCGTGGCGAAGGCAACCCCCTTTCTTTGATTTCGGCCTCAAAAAGTTTGACCAGCATGGCGTTGTCATCCACCTTGCTGGACAGAGCGGTGAACATCTTCTTCTCGACGGGCGAGCCCTCGATGTGGATCACGGTCACCTTGTCGGAGTTCTGCCCCTTGCGATCCGCCCGGGCGATGCACTGCACGTACTGCTCCACGCTCATCAGCGGGCCGTAGAAGATCACGGTGTCGGCAGCAGTCAGCGTGATGCCGTGCGCTGTGGCAGCGGGCTGCATGACCAGCACCCTCGGGTTGGGCTGCGTCTGGAAACGCCGGATGATGTCGGTGCGTTTGGTGGCCGTGACGCCGCCGTGGATCTCTTCGCAGGCAATTCCGTGCTTGGTCAGGAATGTGTTGATAGTAGCGATTGCCGCCCTGAACAGCGCGAAGACGATGACCTTGCGGTCTGTCTGTTCAAGTGCCTCAAGCAAGACATTTAGTCTTGGTGTAGCGTCAAATTCCACTACTTCTTGGTTGTCCGTGTAGGAGACGCCGGTACTGATCTGCAAGAGCTTGTTCAGCACGCCCGCTGCGTTGACCGCAGTGATCGTCTCGCCTGCTGCCATCGCCACCATCTGCGTCTTGAGCATGTTGTAGTACTTGGCCTGCTGGGCGGTGAGTGGCACCTCCCGGGTCAGCGTGATGACAGGCGGCAAGTCCAGGCACTGCTCCTTG